AACATATACCAATATTTTTTTTCTTTATATTAATTTAATTTGAATTAATTTTGACTTTATCGTTCAGATTTGGAACAAATGTGGAGCTCTATTTATTTTGTATTTATTTTCAAAAAAAAATCTTTTATTACTATTAAAAGAAAATGCCTTGGTATGGAAAAAAGAACTCATACAAAAAGAGAACGTCAAAAGCTGCTAATACAAATATTGCAGTGTCTAAAATTCAGGGTAAGAAGCATGTTCCAAAACAGACTAAAAATACTATGAGTATAATGACCCTTGCAAAGCAGGTCAAAGCCTTACAGGTAAGCAAGTTGGGTCCTGTACAGTCCGTGCGTGAAGCATTCCATTTCCCCGTATATGGTCTTTTTGATGCTAAGCGTCCTATTATGTTTTGTGCTAATGATTTTATAGATCCCGGTGACGTAAGAGCGCCCATTTATGGTCTTCAAGATAATACGTTATTGAGAGACGCTCCTTATGTTATGGGTCGGTGGAGTTTAAATAATGGCCCCACGGGTCCGGCAGGTAACGATGATGATTTCAACTTTTGGTACAAGAGTAATGACAACCATTGTAGTCAAGAGATTTATTCCCCTATCAAAACTAATTTATGTATTAAGTTCGCCGCAAATATGTACCCCGCTAACGCTCCCATGAGATTTCGTATAGATGTTATTCGTCAAAAGAAACTCTCCTATCAGTCGTCAGACCACGCACTCCAACTTCCAGATGCTATGTTAGGTCTCAATAACTTACATCACGCAGATATGCTTATGCGTAACCGTCTCAATAAAGAATACTTTGAAGTCATCCAGACAAAGTATATGTATATGAAAAACCCCGCTACCTCCGGTCCCGATTACGCCCAAGTTCGTTCAGAATGTTACACTAAACTCTCTATTCCCTTTGACCGCTCCTACATTAAGCCAGACATCGACAGTCAAGGATCTTCCCAGGATCACGCAGCCTTTTACAAGAATGTAGATCCCAAGAAACTCATTTGGGTTCTTATTTCTCCCTCTTTCCACAGTCCGCCCGCTTCGGACAACAATTTATGCATCACTATGTGCCGTCACAACGTCTGGCGCGATCAACACGGAACTGACTAAAAATCACGATTTTTGACATATGACCCCCTTTCACATTTTTAATATTTCAAGCATTCCCTTCCCAAAATTCTCTACCTGTAATCAAGCATTAAAATTAGAGAACTTTGAATTTTCAATTTGAACTCCGTTCGGCCGTGATACTGAGCGGCAAGTGAGGCAATCACACCTCAACGTGTGGTTGCAACGAACGTGAGCGACACCTTAATCATCTGCGGAATTATCTATTAAATTTTGCATATGTGGCTCAGAGGTTTCAGTATTACCCTCTGAGCACTTCTGAGCCAAAAACCGTATCTCAAAACGACGATACAGCTGCTCTAAACTATCCCGTTCAGCTAAGCCTGAATAGCATTCACTCGGCGACATAGAACTTGTTATAATCAACTTCTGAGCCAAAAAAGGTACCGGTTCTTTTCCACGTCGTCTTACGGTTTTTGGCCATCTATCACATAAATCAAGTAGTTCCGCGTATGGCATATTTCCCCTGAACTCATTAATAATGACGGTACTCTGTCCGGTGTATCCGTCCCACCAACCACCATCGTTTGGTAGAACGTATGTAAAGTCCGGCGAATAGCCTTCAAATGCCGTATGTGACTTCCCAACTCCCGTTGGTCCGTAGAGCCACACACCTTTGGTTTGCCAGGTTCTATATTTTTTCCTCAAAGCTATGTCTTCTATTTTTGAGAGCGTTCGGCCGTACTGGTGATAAGCGATTGGATTTTCAATGGTTATGTCGTCTACTGTTTTCGTTCCATTTAAGATTTGATTTTTTAAGTTGTCTAAATCTACTCTTTTTCCCTGTTTGGGACAAACACCGTAAGTAATCAATGTACTTTCTTTTGAACAGTAGTCTTCGTTTTGTGTGATAGTACCTTTGCAAGGTTCCACGTGGCAGCATCCTAATTCTTTTGCTACTCCCTTGACACTACTTCGTTGGCAATTAAAATACACCCAGCCCTGATGATGTTTCTTACCAGTGTTAGGGCAAGTTTCTTCACCATAAGCCACATATTCTGCCGCCGTGTCATTATAGTATTTTTCGTAATCAAATTCCAGATTGAAATTCGTAAAACACCAACTTCTCGTTTTCATTTTGTTAACATATACCAATATTTTTTTTCTTTATATTAATTTAATTTGAATTAATTTTGACTTTATCGTTCAGATTTGGAACAAATGTGGAGCTCTATTTATTTTGTATTTATTTTCAAAAAAAAAT